TGATTGTCAGTTCATACGCGGCATAGTCGAGGCCGCCGTAACTGATCGTGGTTGGCCGGGCCGTGAGCAGCCCAATCTTTGCAGCTCTAATCAGGTCAGCCAAATCAAGCAGCGTGTCCATCGTTCGCTTGTCGCCAGCGCCCTGGGCAATCAACACGACGCGGTATTCCATTTCGGCTTCCACGTTCGTATGCATCACGATGCTGGGTGCCTCAACCAGCGCGCATGGTGGGTTCAGTGTGCGTGGGTCATCGAATACGCGCAGCCCAGTAATCGTCTGCAGTTTGGTGACTAGCAGGCCGTAGCCCTCAGCGAACATGCCAGGCATCAGGCCACCTGCGGTTTATTGACACCCAGCAGACGCATAATCTGACCAAAGTTGCCTGCCACCGGGCCACCAGTAGCAAGTGGGTCAAACGATGCCAGGGCTTCGACGCTGCCTTTTTCGCGGTACAGGATGGCTGCGTACTGAACGGTGCCTAGTTTGACATCAAGGCCGGGCACTGTGCTGGGGCTGTCGAAATAGCCGGACTCTTGCCTGCGTCGGTAGGCGAATGCGTTGGCTGCGCCTACAGCCATCGTGGCAATGTCTAGGTCGGCGCTGGGGTTGGTGAATGTGTAGCCGAGGTAATCCTCAAGATCGCCCTGGGCAATCCATGTGCAGGTGATCGAGTAGGTGGCGTTGCCTGCGGTAACGGCCTGACGCTCTAGGTCGTCTGTGCTTAGCGCAAACAGCACTTGGTTGGTGATGATGCGCGCAAAGTCGTATTGGTAATCGCCTTCATCGCTAACACCAGTTAGGTAATACTCCGGCAGGGCCAGAATCTTGTGGGTGCCGTTGAATGGCGCACCCATGTTGCTAAGCGTGACGCTTTGACCTACCTCGAAGTTGATGGGTTCGAGTATCTGAACTACGGCCACGCCTTCGGTCACCTGTTTATGGGTGACAGTCAGCGTGGCCATAGTTAGTCGCCTGGAGGATGCGAACTAGAACTAGATCAGGTCCAGTTGATCTTGCGGAACTTCTGATTGTCAATCATCAGAGTCGCAAAGTATCCCCGGAACTTGATGTAGCGCGAGAGTGAGCCGTCAGCGGCCTCGACTTGGATTGCGCCCTTCTGTTGCTCAAAGATTTCGTAGCCGTCTGGGTGTCCGACAACCACTACGTCATCAGCGAAGTTGCGATCAACAACGACCGAGAGGCCGAATGCGACTGCGCCCGTTGATGCCGGGCTGAGTGAACCAAATGCGTTCATCGGTCCGACCTGTGGGAACAACGGCCTGTTGGCATCATCGACCAGCAGTCCGAGTTGGCGCCACATGTTCGGTGCGAGGAACAGGTGTGTTGGCAACCAGCCGTTTGAGTTCTTGAGGATGGCTTCCGACATGAGGTAAATGGTCTTGACCCATTCCTCTGGCTTGGCGTAGTCAGCGGCCGCAAAGTTGACCGTGAGGTTTGCGCCAGTCACCAGGTTGTCGGCTGCCACGTTGTCGGTTTCGTTGGCGTAGATGCGCGCCATGTCATCAAGCAGCAAGCCCAGCACTTCGGGCTCGGTCCAGTCCATGTCCTCTTCGGACAGGCGAACGTAGCCGCCGTACACCTCTTTGGTGACGTTGTTGTTGGAGACAACAAACGTGCCCTGATCGAGGTTGGCGTTTTCGCCGTTGCTCAAGCCGATTGTGGTGTGGGTCGTCACTTCTGGGCGACGGAACACTTTGCCGCCTTGCGGCATGGCCTTGACACCGATTGCATCAACGACCGGGCGCAAGCCGCGGAAGTTGTTGTACACCGGGCCGACAATCGGCTCAGGGAGAATGCCAGGCGTGTCGGTCGTGACCACATCGGGCGCAGCGGCGCGGATGTTGGCGTGGAACTGTTGCGCTTCTGCACCACCACGCAGAATCTTGCTGATGTACTCAGCGGCTGATGGCAACTTGAACTCGCGCTTGGCCTCGGCCCACACAGGGGCGACAGGTGCAGCGGCTGGAACTTCAGCGACTGCTGCGGCAGTCTCGATCTTGTCGGTCATTGGTTGTAACTCCTCATCCTGTTGTGGTTCGGTCGCTGCAACCTCTGTAATCGTAGCACCGCGAAATGCAGGTGCTGTCACTAATGATAACTCCACCCAGTCGCCTTTGGTGATGACCATCGTGCCCTGGTCGTCGTAACTGAACTCGATTGGGTTGACACCGACGCTCACTGCGTCAATGGCTTCATCCTTGATTAGTTCGATCATGTCGTTGCCCTCTGACGTGGCGCTGATTCGGGCCGTGAACAGCATGCCTTTGTCTGAGTCCACCCGGCCAGTGACCACGCCTACCGGCTTCGTGTCGTCGTGGTATTTGAGCAGTTTTGGCTTCTTGCCAGTGGTTGGCAGGCTGCCTTTGGCGAACTTGACACGAGTGCCATCCGACACGGTGGCTTCGGTATCCCAGGGCACAGCGACACCTGAAATGGTGCGTGGCGTTTCGCCTTCCTCAGCGATTACGAATGTGTCAGCGGCTGTCAGTTTCAGCATTAGTCGTTCTCACTCTCTGTAGGTAGTGCCGGGGCAGGTGCAGCGTTGTCCTCCCCCGGCACATTGTTTGCTTCCTCCAGGTAGTAATCAACGTCTAGGTAAATGTATCGGCCGCGTGGTGTCACATTGTTCATGCTCAATGTCTGCTCGATGCACTCGATGTACGGCTTGGCACCAAATAGGTACAAGTCTTGACGCGCTTGCAATGCATTCTGATAGGTCATGCCTGAACCAGTTGGTGCGCCGACCAGGTATGGCGGAATGTTCGCAACACGCGCCATTTCAAGCGCCTGATATGTTCGGGCTTCCGTCAGCTGCAACTTGCTCGGATCCATGTACGACTCTTTCCAGTCCACGTATTGGTTCAACGCAGCAATCGCGTTGCCTTCACGTGCCCTGGCGAAGCCTGCGGCCAGTTCGCTCAATTCCTCGGCGCTCAACGGCTCACCTTCGGTCTGCTTCAATACGCCTGCTGGTGTCTGGTTGCGCGCGAAACGCTCGGCGCTGGTATCGAGGTTCAGGTTGGTGCGAATCGCCCTAGCACCGCTTGAGAGCAGGCCTTGAATCGGGCTGATGAATTGCACCACGTCATTTGGAATCAGTTTGTTGCCGTTGAAGTAGACCTCTTTGCTGGGGCCGAACCACAGTGGGCCGCCTTGATCACGTGTCTGCACATCGGCTGCCGGAATCCAAGTGAACGTAGCCGGGAATCCGTTGCCGAATCGGCTGGTGATTACCCAGAATGCGCGGCCGTAGAAAATCAGGTCATCGACTGTCCATGACATGATGAATGCCCTGGTCACGTTCGGGTCTGGCTGATGAAACCAGGTGTCATCAGGCATTTCAATGTCCTCGTACTCGTCATCCATCCACTGTTTCGAGTACTGCCGAATTGGCAGGCATCCAATCATTCCGCAAATGAGATCGCGTGAACGGCTGATGGTTGGAATCTGGATGGCGGCCTGACGGTCGAATCCGGCCGTGTAGGTCATGAAGTTGCCGACGAATGGGTTGCCAGCAGCGCCAGCAGCACCCACCTGGGCGTTAGGAGTGTTAGGTGTAGCGCGCTTTAGAGAGAAAATTGCCATCGTGCAGTCAGTCTAGGCGCTCGATGCAATCTGTGGCCTGTTCACCATCGGTCGCGGTCTGCTCATCAAGCCAACAGCCCACACGAGACACCGCGCCAACTCAATCGGGCCACTCGACTTGGTGGATGACAACGCAAGGCCGCTAGGTGTCTTGACTGCTACCGCGCGGCCGATATGTTCAGCCAACATCGTTTCACCAGTGTGATTGACGCGGCCCTCGTTGATTAGTTGCCGGACAAGTTGCGTGAAGCGGCCAATCTCCTGATAGCCGACAATGATGCGCCTGCGCTGTAGATCAGTCGGACAATTCGTGTCGAGCGTTGGCGTTATCGCCAGCGTGAGCCCTGGATTGTCACGCAACTGTTGACGCACGTTATCCCATACCTGTGTCACAGTTTCGCACATGAATGCGACAGTCGCAGTCAGAATCCCAGCAGTATTCGCGTTGACTCTGACCGCCACGTATCGGCCATCGTCTATCGAGACTTCGCACGCCAACACTCCGCCTGGTACGGGCCGCGATTCGGTAAGCAAAGATTCCCAGCGCCCAGGCTGCAGCCAAGAGAGTTCGCTTTGTACCCATAGGTTCACGCTAGAACGCAGGAATCCGGCACGGTTGGGGCCTTTGGCTTCCTGCCCAATGGTGCGAATATCGAGCGTGTGGCCAAGCGCCGGATTGGCGTACTCCCACGCGGCTTCACACATGGGGTCTAGATCGGGTGGCGGCGAATACTCCGCCAGGTAAATACCAGTCGCTTTGCGTTCATCAATCGCGCGTATGCCCTGCTCACGCCAACGCAACATGGCAATCGAATCCTCAGTGCCAGCAGTTGACCACATTGAGCAAAGCGGATTAGCCCTAGCGCGTTGCGTTGGTAGCAATCCGATGTCAAGTGTCTCGGAATCAATGCCGAATACTTCGTCGGCAACGATCAGGTCGCAGCTCATACCGTGACCGCTTGATGGCCGGGCTGCTTTCACATACCAACGCGACTCGCCAACCGTCAAACTATTACGGCCGTAAGCCCACACTGCTTTGACACCGAAGTTGGCTTCAATAGTTGGCGCTAAATCCTGAAACAGCGAAGTCGCCAAATCGAGTCGGTGCGCAGTAGTCAGAATCGTCTGCGGCCCAGCCTGCAACGCATACTCGGTCAACCACCAGCCCACCAGCGCCTTCAATGCAACCGTCTTGCCGTTCTGACGCGCAACACTCACCAGCGACACATGATTGATGAACTTGCCATCGCTATCAAATGCCAACTGGCCATCAAGTACGTGGCGCTGCCAGGGCATCAAATTAATTTTCAGTATTCGCTTGCACCACTCAGCAACATTTGGCCCGAACGTTCCGGCCGCATCAGGCACAATCGTTTCAATGCGCGGCAAGTCATGACCTTTCCCTTTCCGTTCCGGGGCTTTCCCTTTGGATAAAGAGAGAGATGGGCGCTTGGCGTCGGCACGCGCCTGCTCGTACATCGCGGTCACCACGACGTTACAGC